CTTGTAAAGGCTTGTAAAGGTTGTAAGGTCTTGTAAAGGCTTGTAAAACCTTGTAAAGGCTTGTAAAGGCTTGTAAAGGTTGTAAGGTCTTGTAAAGGCTTGTAAAACCTTGTAAAGGCTTGTAAAGGCTTGTAAAACCTTGTAAAGGCTTACAAAACTATAAAAAGAAAGAAGAGGAAAATATGAACAACAAAGGTAACCCATATCATGACAAAATTGGTAGATTTACAACTGGATCAAGTGAATCCACCAATGTCAAAAATTTGCTAGCACATCATGTTTCTCAAGGTTATGAGCACACCATGGTCATGCCTGATAAGCCTGGGAAGTACACAGCTATTGTGCCGCATGAAGTGGGAGACATCAATACCAATACCAACAAAACTGTTTATCATCCTATCAAATTTGAAGTGAATGACCATGGAAGAGGTCCGACTGTTGGAATGACATATCCAGCTGACATGTCTGAAGTTGCAGATGTACATGGCATGAAAGTACACATGATGCACACACCCGATCCTAATGAAGTTGAGAAATACTTGAGAGCAAATTCCGCTAATGCTGCTGCTAAGAAAATGAATGATGCCATACGCAAGAAAGCCAAAGCAAAGTAGAAAAGTATGTATGTGTTGGAACAATAGCACATGAACCTTCCATCATCGGCTCCTGACATTCAAGTAAGCATAGACCCAGACGTGTTCAATCCAGTATATGTACCTTATTTGGATGTCATGTCACCTGTACAAATAATGTTTGGTGGTTCGGCTTCAGGGAAATCGAAATTCAAAGCACAACAAGTGGTTGTTGATGTAATGGCTGGGGGCAGAAATTATCTGGTATTGCGTCAGGTTGCGGATACTCTTCGTGTTAGTGTTTATAATGAGATTGTGAAGGTGATAGATGACTTTGGGGTTAGAGAATTATTCAAGATTAGCAAAAGTGATTTTACAATTACATGCGTCAATGGCTACCAGATCCTGTTCGGTGGGTTAGATAATGTGCAGAAAAAGAAGTCAATCACTCCTAGCAAGGGAGTTATCACAGATATATGGATTGAAGAGGCCACCGAGGTAGAACGTGCCACCGTCAAGGAATTGGACAAACGTTTGCGTGGTGGAGATGAAAATGTTCCCAAACGAATGCATATGACATTCAATCCTATTTTGCAAAATCACTGGATCTACGAAGATTACTTCCACTCAATTGGCTGGTCTGACAATCAGACATCTGTGATGACCGATGATGTAGCAATACTCAAAACCACCTACAAAGACAACAAGTTCTTGACGTCCCAGGACAGGAAAAGGCTTGAGAACGAAACTGACAAATATTACTACAACGTGTACACCCTTGGCAACTGGGGCATTCTTGGAAATTTGATTTTTACTAATTGGCACGTGGAAGATCTGAGTGGCATGCGAGACCAGTTCACAGTACATCGGCATGGTGGTGACTTTGGCTTTGGAGGCAATCCAACCGCCATATCTGTGGCACACTATGACAAAAATCATAAGACAATTTATGTCTATGATGAATTGTACGAGAAGGGTTTGACAAATGATCTGCTAGCAGATATTACTCTCAAAATGATAGGCAAGCAACCTATCGTTTGGGATAGTGCTGAGCCAAAATCTATCAAAGAACTGCAAAATCACGGTGTAAATGCATTCGGTGCTAAGAAAGGTCAAGATAGTGTGCTGTTCGGTATTCAGTGGTTGCAGCAGCAGACACTTGTGTTTGATACTAAGTGTATTCATCACCGCAATGAGTTCAGCATGCTGAAGTGGAAAGAAGATCGAAAAACAGGCAAGGTGCTTGATGAACCCGTTGGAGAAGACCACCTCGTTGATGCAAGACGATATGGTAGCGAACAAGACATGATAGAACAGGGCAAAGCAAGGAGTTATAATGGCTAATCCAAATCACGAACCTGCAGGAAGTCCCAAGGGTGGACAATTTGCAAAGAAAGATGGCAATACAGCTATGAATGATGCCATAAGGAAAGATGCTGGTGTGATTCAATACAATACCAAACAGGACATCAAAAACCAAGAGAATGCATACTCGTACTATTATGGGGCAAAAGGAAGCAGCAAACAGCTAGAACAGTATCTGCAAACTCCAGCAGGACAGCAACAACTAGATGCTGCAAGAAAACATGCTCGCAGCCTGAGCAAGGACGGAAAGACTGTAACTTTATACAGAGGTATCAATGGAGCAGAAGATGTTTACAAGGACAAGCCTGGAAAATTGTCTAGTTGGTCTTTTGATGGTCAGACTGCCTATAATTTTGCAAACGGAGATTTTGAAACCAACCCCAAACCCACAGGTGTAATATTTACCGCTAAAGTTCCCATTGATAAGATATTTTTCACTTGGAAATCTTTTTCTCCAATAGGAGATGATTCAGTAACTGGTGGTATGCAAGAAGTGATTGTTCGGGAAGGAAATTTCAAAGTAAGTGTGGATGATACAATAGATAATTCTTAGGAGCACAGTCAGCCATGATGAAAAAACAACTCAATAAGCAGCCCGATGTGGACAAAAATTTGGATTTGCAGATGGTATTTGGCAAAGCAAGGAGTTATAATGGCTAATCCAAATCATGTACCTGCAGGAAGTTCACAAGGTGGGCAGTTCGCCCATGTAGAACAAGCTGCCAATAGCAATGCTACCATGAATAAAATCTTACGCAAGAAAGCTATTGCCAAACATAGATATTATTTTGCTATCAAATATGATGATGACACAGGCAAGAATTGGTCTGCCAGGGAGTATGTGGATGCCCCCAGCAGAGAAGAAGCATTGGCTATGATAGAAGATGTTTTCAGGGAGAACAGACTGAAAGAAGGACAGAAGGTAAGAAATATCAGAGCTACAATAAGACAATAGCAAGCCATATACCAAGGAGCATAGTCAGCCATGGCTAAAAAACAACTCAATAAGCAACCCAGTGCGGACAAAAATTTGGATTTGCAGATGGCATTTGAAACCATATCTGCCAAGAAAACACCCTACGATCTTATGTATGCCTATTATCGTGGCAACCATCCTTTGAAGTATTCTACAGATAGGCTACGCAAGGCATTTGACAAGATATATGTGTACTTTGCCGAGAACTGGCTGGCAGTTATTGTGGATGCCGTTCTTGATAGGCTGAATCTGAAAGGATTTGATATCAGCAATAATTCTTCTGCTCAAAAGAAAATAATGGAGCTGTGGGAAAAGTATCATTTGCACTTGATGGCAGATGATGTTCATGAAGCAGCCACAGTTTGCGGAGAAGGATTTGTGGTTGCCTGGAAAGAAGAAGATGACAAGGGTGAAATTGTAACAGACGTATATTTCAATGACCCACGCATGTGCCACGTGTTCTACGATCCATATCGTCCAACTGAGAAACTTTATGCAGCCAAGATGTGGGTGGACGGAAAAAGCCGACATCCCAAAATGCTGCTGTACTATCCAGACCGTCTTGAACACTATATTTCTATGAGTGTCGTTTCGCGACAGGAAAGTTGGATTGGTAGTAGTGGTGGTTTCGTACCTGATACAGCATATGGGGACAATGGCATAGAGCCGAATGAATATGGGATAATCCCTGTGTTTCATTTTAGATCAGGACGCACGAGTGGCAAAAAAGAAATTGGGCAGTCTGAAATATCTTTGCAAGATGCAGTAAACAAGCTGCTTGCCGACATGATGGTAAGTAGTGAGTTCTATACATTCACCCAGCGTGTGATTATCAGCCAGGCTGATCCTGGTGATTTGAAAAATGGTCCTGGTATCAACTGGTGGATACCTTCGGGGGATGGAAAAGGACAATCAAGCTCTGTGCAAGAACTAGGCAACAAGCCTTTGTCACCTTACCTGGACGCCATAGACAGGTTGGCACAGGCAATGGCAATAATCAGCCGTACACCCAAACACTATCTTCTCATGAATGGGGCTGATCCAAGTGGGGATGCACTACTTGCAATGGAAGCACCACTCAACAAGAAAGTCAAGAAGCGCA